TAATATTACCGGATGGCCGCGCTTTGGTGCCCCCCTTTTGCTTTAGCCGTACTACACGCGCGCTTTTGTCTTTTGCACTCGCGCTATCGTCCAATCATATTGTGGCTTCCGCGCTTAGATATTTCAAACAACTTGGGCCCTAAGTTGTTTCAGGCCTTTAAATGGAAATTCAGTTGGGCCGAAGGCCTCATAACCCAAAATGCCTAAGCGTGATGCTTCGTGGCGTTTGATGGCGGGAACCTCAAAGGTTAGTCGCAATGTGAATTATTCCCCTCGTGGAGGTGGTGGCCCAAAAATGAACAAGGCCTCTGAATGGGTGAACAGGCCCATGTATAGGAAGCCCAGGATCTACCGGACTCTGAGGACGCCAGATGTGCCAAGAGGCTGTGAAGGCCCATGCAAGGTCCAGTCCTATGAACAGCGCCACGACATCTCACATGTCGGCAAGGTAATGTGTATCTCTGATGTTACACGTGGTAATGGCATTACCCACCGTGTGGGTAAGCGTTTTTGTGTTAAGTCTGTGTATATTCTAGGTAAGATATGGATGGATGAGAACATCAAGCTCAAGAACCACACGAACAGCGTCATGTTCTGGTTGGTCAGGGATCGTAGACCGTATGGGACTCCTATGGATTTTGGTCAAGTCTTCAACATGTTCGACAACGAGCCTAGTACTGCGACTGTTAAGAACGATCTCCGAGATCGTTACCAGGTGATGCACAAGTTCTATGCTAAGGTCACAGGTGGTCAATATGCCAGCAACGAGCAGGCGTTGGTTAAGAGATTCTGGAAGGTGAACAATCATGTGGTTTACAACCATCAAGAGGCTGGGAAATACGAGAATCATACTGAGAATGCGTTATTATTGTATATGGCATGTACTCATGCCTCTAACCCTGTGTATGCAACTTTGAAGATTCGAATCTATTTTTATGATTCGATCATGAATTAATAAAKTTTGAATTTTATTGAATGATTTTCCAATACATGCCTTACATAGGCTCTGTCTGTCGCAAACTGGACAGCTCTAATTACATTGTTTATGGAAATAACGCCTAATCGATCTAAATACATGTTAACTAAGCGTCTAAACCTAGTTAAATAAGTTAACCCAGAAGCTGTCATCGATGTCGTCCAGACTTGGAAGTTCAGGTAGGCTTTGTGGAGATCCAACGCTTTCCTCAGGTTGTGGTTGAACCGTATCTGGATGTGGTATATTCTTGTTCTGGTGTATAGCAGGTCCTCTACGTTGTACATCTTGAAATACAGGGGATTTTCTATCTGCCAGGTATACACGCCATTCTCTGCCTGAGGTGCAGTGATGAGTTCCCCTGTGCGTGAATCCATGACCCGTGCAATCTATGTGGAAGTATATGGAGCACCCGCAATCTAGATCAATGCGTCTCCTCCTGATGGCCCTCCTCTTGGCTTGCCTGTGTGCTTTCTTGATAGAGGGGGGAGCTGAGGGTGATGAAGATAACATTCTTGATGGTCCAGTTCCTGAGACCTGTGTTTTCCTCTTTGTTCAGGAAATCTTTATAGCTGGCACCCTCACCAGGATTGCAAAGCACGATTGAGGGGATCCCCCCTTTAATTTGAACTGGCTTGCCGTATTTGCAATTTGACTGCCAGTCCTTCTGGGCCCCCAGAAGCTCTTTCCAGTGCTTTAGCTTTAGATATTGCGGTGCGACGTCATCAATGACGTTATACTCCACTTCGTTCGAGTAGACCCTGGAATTAAAGTCTAGATGACCACTTAAATAGTTATGTGGGCCTAATGCACGAGCCCACATTGTCTTCCCTGTCCTTGAATCACCTTCAACTACGAGACTTACTGGTCTTTCCGGCCGCGCAGCGCCGCGACGTCCAAAATACTCATCTGCCCACTCCTGCATCTCGTCGGGAACGTGAGTGAAAGAGGAGAGAGGAAACGGAGGAACCCACGGTTCTGGAGCCCTAGCGAATATCTTCTCCAAATTGGATCTGATGTTATGATTTTGTAGAACAAAATCTTTGGGCTGTTCCTCTTTCAAAATCATCATGGCAGATTGAACAGAATCTGCATTCAAGGCCTTCGCATATGAGTCATTAGCAGATTGTTTGCCTCCTCTAGCAGATCTGCCGTCGATTTGAAACTCTCCCCAGTCGACTGTGTCACCGTCCTTGGCGACGTAGGACTTGACGTCGGAGCTGGATTTAGCTCCCTGTATGTTGGGATGAAATGGTGTTGATCTAGATGGGGAGACCAGGTCGAAGAATCTGTTATTCGTGCATTGGTATTTACCCTCGAACTGAACGAGCATGTGGAGATGAGGCTCCCCATTTTCATGAAACTCTCTGCAGACCCTGATGAATTTTTTGTTAACCGGCGTGACTAGGTTTTTTAACTGATGAAGTGCTTCCTCTTTGCTGAGGGAGCATTTTGGATATGTGAGGAAATAGTTTCTGGCATTTATTATGAAACGCTTGACCGATGGCATTTTTGTAATAAGAGGGGTGAAACCAATTGAGCTCTCCTCAAAACTGCGCTATGTATTGGTGTATTGGTTTCAATATATAGTAAAACCCTCATGGGTTAGATCCTCCACGTGGCGGCCATCCGCTA